CTTCTTCATGTTCGTCTTCCGCTCCGAAAACGAACTTTACTAGACTCCAGATGGCCCTGTTTGTAGGGGGCAGGTCAACCGGGCCGCAGGTCGTCGGGATGTATCTGGGTGCCGTGACCGGAACGAGCATTGTGGCCGGGTGGATGGTCTGAGCGTTGCCCGGTCGGGACTAACCAAGCCGCAGCGTCTGTACATCTGGTCTACGCTGTGGCTTGGTTGCAGGCTCCAAACGGCCGCAATCGGCCAATTTCTGTCAGTCGACGTGACCCGACCAGATCGCCGACAATTCGACATTATCAAGAGCGGCGTTGAACGGATGGAGGCAAATATGGGACCCAAAAGGCAAGAGCTGATTGAGGTGTTGGCCAAACTCGCCGATCTACTTGACATCAACGGCGGACAACACTGGAGCGCTTGGTTGCTTCGTGCCAAAGCTCGTTTAGAAAATGCGGATTACTCCGGCATTGAATATTTGCTTCAAGCGTACGGAGGTATGGGCTCGTTCAATGACTTTGTTGCGCCACAGGGCGCTATAGAGGGGCAGCCCACCGGGAAACCCGGGTACGTTGAACTGAACGATGAGATAGATGCTTTAAGAACTAAGGCGTGGGAGATTGCAACAGGCATAAAGCGCAACCACGAAGTCCAGCGTATCTGACCATCGAATTCATCTCGGCTAACCACATCAGGCAGATCTCAGCCATGAGCAGACCTTGGCTGTAATTGCCCATAGCAGACATTCGAGGGGGTATGCTAATGTGCTGACCCGCCATAGCCATGTTCTCCAAGTTCAACCCTGCAAAAGCCTGTAACTGTGCCGGTTTCCGGTGATATGACGACCCCAAATTGGGGAGTCAGGCACCCAAGTTATGCGTCAAAACTGCTCCCTAAAACAAAGTTTGTCACCACAAGGAGATACTGTTGCAGATCACCATCACTCTCAATCTTTCCGCCGCTGAAGAAGCGGAGATCGCAGCTATTCTTGGGTGTAACGTTGCGGACCTAACTAGTCGGTTGACTGCCTGCTCAGGAGCATCAATCAATGAATACCTTGCCATGTTCCGAGGGCAGAAGGTATTCAAGCGCGGAAGCGACATGCTCGAGTATCGGCTATTACTGTTGATTGAAGCCACGTTCAACGGTGTCATTCCAGACGAACGAACAGTTAGCAGCCTTTTTCAAACGACCTTAACTGAGAGTCGGTCCCTCATCAGATCGGTAATCTCGAAATATCAGTATCAACTCCGAACTCATGTCGAACGCACCCTTAGTGCATCACTGATGGCAGCAACTCGTCAGGACAATACGCAGAACTACACCGTAGCAATCAACGGCCACAACGTGGTGGATGAACTCAATAAGGCGTTGGCCGACATTGACGGCAGTCTTTCGCCGGTGGCAAAGAAAAAAGGCAGCGTATCCACGTTTGAGATATCTCCTTCCTCCTACAACCGCCTTTGCGCGAAGTTTGCAGTACAGCCGAACCCATGAACTCCATGAGTGATCTGCTCTCAGCGTCAAGTCTGCTAATAGCCATCGCGGCAATACTCTTCAGTCTTTGGTACACGGAGATCGCAAAGGCTCTAGAAATAACACCGAAGACGCATAGGGAAGACAATGTCGCTGCACATGCAACTGTGTCTGGCGTCCTGTTCTCCAAAGCACTACCCGTTGCCGTGATGGCACTTTCTGTGGCAGCCATCTTTCTGCCGGATGCAGTCAAACTTGCAAAGGATTCTCTAAACGCCTACCAAGAATCTGGCATCGCCGCTCTTGAGAACTACGATGCCGTTAAGACGGCCTACTGCTTCGTAACCATTTTGTCTGTTGTGCTAGCCGTATATATGTGGGCATTGGTAAAGAAACTTTGGTCTCTACGAAAGCGATTGGGCTAGTGGTGCCTAACCCAGCAATCAATCGGGCCTGCGCAAAAAGCCGCTCAGGCCGGTTATTTTGAACGTTGAACGTCAGCTTTTCCAAACATTAAACGTCGCCTTTGGGTCGCAAGCAGACTTTCGAGCATATTTGGCCGTTTCACGGTGTCGCATCAGCTTTTGTTTAGACCATAGGCAATTCGGCCGAAATTCGTATGCCCCCCTGGTATTTGTCTTTCGGCCGCTACGATGCACACGCTCAATCAATGCTCGCTGAATCGTTCTACCATGTTAAGGGTCTTGTCACAGGAGCATGCTATGCCGACCATCAATTTCGTATATCGCGGTTGTGTCGTAGACATCGACGTTGGCGAGCGGGCGACTCTGTGAGACATCACAATTGAAGTACCCTCCCTACGACGGCGTCGAACTAATAGAACCTATTTGTGCGAAGAAGCTGAAGCTGCCCAAGACGGAGGAATTGGATGTGATCACAAGCGAATTGATCAGCGAGGTCCAACTGGCAATTGATCATCGCTTGGTCGAGTGTTAAAACCTACGGCTTGAGCCGGGGCTGACGTTCGTCGATACGCGAGGTCAGTCCCGGTGAAATGCGTGCGCTTGGAGGAGCAGGATTAGTGTCGTCGAGCATTTCATTGGATCGCTGCGGTGGTGCGAGTGACAACTGCACCACACACCACATCACGCTATTTCACATAAAGCGGCGGGCACGAGCGCGGAACGCACACGCCGGGTAACGGCCTGTCCATTTGGGGAAATCCGAGCGCATGTTGGCCTGGGAGAAAATCTCCGCCAGAGGCAAAGATTCGATCATCGGACGGTTGAGCAAGATGTCGATGCCTGTCGCTGCACGGATTGCTCTGCGATGACGATCGAACGTCGACGCCGGGCAGATCGCCCGCAGATCAGCCTCACGAGCCCACAGTTCCAGAATGTAACGCAGATGCTTACCAACGCCGTCGATTTTGTCGCGCAGTTGGCGCAGAGGCACGTGCGACTCAAGGCGAAGATGGGCCATTTCTTCCCAGAACACTTCACGCACCTTCTCGACCGTCCATGCCGAACCATGATTGAGTTTGTGTTGCGTCAGGTACTTCTTGTCAAGTTTGACCTCCACGCGAACACTATTCGATGCGGCGACGTTGAGACTCTCCCAAATTTTCCCCGCGTCATCCTCGCCAACAACGGCCTGAAGATATTTGAGCGAACGCGTGCGCTGATCGGCCAGTTTCTGCGCTTTGTCGTAGAGCAAGAACGCAGCGTTACGGCGAGGCACTTGGAAGCGAATACCGATGCCCTGCGACGACACCGCTGGGCGGAATTCCCACGGCAAAGTCAAACGAATATGCTCGAGAATTCGTTTCAGCCTAACGCCTTCAGGTAAGCCAAACCGATACGTAATATCGAGTGCTTCCAGTGTGAATTTGCCAGCGCGCCAGGCTGCACGTTGCCGCTCCGTGTACTCGAACTGTAGCGCGTCGAGCACGGCGCAAATCAACGTCGAGCACAACATGCAAACGTTGTTCGAACCGAACACGTTGTGGCCCTGCAGTGGGGTGAGCGGTGTCGTGCAGATTTTAATTGCGGCACCGTTTTCGAGAGACGTTACCGTAATGGGTACGCCGTTCGGGTGCAGCGATACCGTGGCGCTAAAGCGTTTCGATTCGGGCGTTTTTTGGCCTGCTTTTTCTACGACCTTGATACGTTCGTTGCCGAACGGTTTGTGTCGAAACGAGAATGTGACGTCGACAAGATCAATCACATGAATCCTTTGTGCAAGTTGAGTGAAAGGGAACTGCACGAGCCCTTTACAACTTTCAGGATTCGATGTCGTAGATGAGGAGAACTGCGGGGTATTGCGTGATTATTCGCGCGGAGCCTAGTACTGGAACGTATATGAGGGGGTATAGATTAGTATCCCTTGGCGGCGGCGATGTCCGGCCAGTTACCAGTGAAGTTCAGCCGCTGCACCTCATACATGCCATCGTTAGTCGCGTCGACGCAAGGCCAGATCACGGCGCACCGATGACGAACAGGACAAGAGCCTGCCCAAGAAATAAAAACGCCGGGCCAGTTTGACCTGGCCCGGCGTAGCACTTGTTGCGCCCGTTGCGTGGGTTGCGGCCTCCGACCGCAACGCTTAGCCTACATCGTCAGTCAGCTCTTCCGATTCCGAAATATCAGCATCGTCAACGGACAGTGCGTCCAGATACGTCTCAAGTTCGATCTGCGAGACCTCCTGCGCGCGGACGGGACGCATGCCGTCCAAGTGGCGTTTCACGCTCGTCTTGTGCAAGCCGACCAGACTGCCGATCTCCGCGAGGGACTTGCCCGAAGCGCTCAGCATCCAGATCAGACGGTCGAGAAGCGACTTTGCGATGAAAGGCTCGAACGTACGCTTATATCCGGAATCCGTAATGCGAATATTGCAGATCACCTTGCCACAGGCGAACGCGGACAGGTTGCTGAGTCGCGTGGACGCAATCGAGAACGCCAGGAGGGAATCCGGGGCGGGCTCGCACTCTTCGACGTCGAAGTACTCGTCGCAAAAATCACGCATGTCAGGCACCTGTTGTTGGTCGGCGTGGCTAAAGAACATCACCGCGCAGGCCAACGACTTCTCAGCGACCGAGCGAATCTTATGCATCGCGGTAACCAGTTGCTCAGGGGACAGCGAACCGCGCGGCTGCGCAAAAGTCACACAGCCGTTTTCCGCGCCTTCGATCAACGGAATAAGCGTATCCAACCCTTCATCAGAGGCGAAATTGTAATTGCTGCGCGAACCCACCGTGGAATGTTCACGTGGAACCGTGCTCTTGGAAGCATCGCCCATCGTGGCAAGCGCGCGGACCTCGTCCAGCACATACGGGCCACCGGAATGCACGGATTTTACAAACTCGACAGGGGGCGGGAAAACACCGGCAATATCGTCACCGCACATGAACTGCGTTTCGACGATCTCGCGAGCCCACCACAAACAGGTGGCGGGCGTTTCAACAACCGTCAAGCCGGGGCGCATCTTGTTGATCTGCTTGAGGAAAGCGGTACGGCGACGGTAAGGAATATCCTCCACGCCACCGATACGGGGACGCCCGGTGCGGGTCATGATGGGGGATTTATTCGGCATGGTAGCCCCCGGTAGCAACGCCACCGACACGCATCTTTTCAATGAATGTGTCAACGTCTTCACGGCGGTAGCGCACGCAACGACCGAACTTGTAGTGCGGCAGCTCATCGGCAAACTTGCCAAGATGACGCCACTGCGCGGGCAGTTTCGGCGAAACGTGGAGGCGCTGAGCAAGCTCGCGGTCGTCCAGGAACTCGTGGAGTAGCCCGCGGAGCAACGGCGGGATGGGTGTGGATTTCATCGTCACAATCAACCTCCTTTTTGGTGTTAGGTGACGATGATGATTCTGGAGATTACGGGGCACCCAAGCCACGGACCAACTCCCAACGGGACTTAATCCCTTGCAACAATATATTGAGCGTGCTAGGCACTCCGCGGCACTTCAGATTCCTCTTCGAAACGTGTCCGCGAAAGACGTAGATACCGCTTGTTGCAGATAAATTCATTCGCGTCGTCAAGCCATTTGCGCACATCCCTAACGTCGCTCAGATTTTTGTCTTTCTCCTTGAAAAACTGGCCCTGGTCAATGTGCTTATGGAGCGCATGCCCAAGCTCTGCAACGGAGACATCGGGGTGTACCGAGACTTGCAAAACACGACCCCGCTTTTGCTGGGACAAGACCAATTCGCCTCGCTCAAAGTCAGCAAGAAGATCGCCCATGCGAAGGATTCTCAGCAGGGAAGCCCGCTTGACTCCCAACTCACTCCAACGGGATTCCTGAATCTCGATTACAGGAGAGTCAGACCAGCGCCCACCGTCCGGATCAAGAAAAATTCCCTGAACGGGCTCGCCTGTTTCCGGATGCGGAATAGTTTTTACCTCCCCGTAAGTCAACGTACGCCGTGCCCCATGGCGGCTTCCACCCACGAAGAATTTCTCCAGTTCCCGCGTAAGAGCCCTTCCGTATTCCTGCGGATCGCCGCCAATCATGAGCCGAACAACAACTTCGTCTGCTCCGCAGGCAACTGTGACGAACGTCGGCCGGTTCGCCTTGCTTATGTCGGCGGCGGGTTCTCGAATTACCTCAATCGCATTGCCGGAAAACATCCAAGCGAGCCGAGCGTGGGCATTGAGCGAGCGATCTTTGTTCGCTCTGAAAACTTCGTCCCAGGTCATCGAAGGGTCTGGTAGCGCAAGGAGTCCCCAGCGAAGGCGTATGAAGTCCTTTACAGAAACCACCGTGTGCTCAGGGAAAGCTTGGGAATAGGCCAGATAGGACGAATCTGCAGTCAGTGGCGGCGGATCGCAGACGTAACTCGAAACTGGCATGTCGTCGCGAGGCTTTGCGGGCACATCGGCGAATGCCTTACCCCACTTCGCGAAGTCTTCGTCATATTCGCGACTACGGCGAAGAAGCTCCCAAGCCCATGCGGTAGCATCCAACATGTCGTCGTTCGGATATAAATCCTCGTCTTTCCAGTCTGCCCGACGAACAAATCTCAGCACCCGCTCAGCAGCATCCGAACCGTTAGTCATGGTCACAGTCCTCATGGAAGTTGCCATGAATGGTAGCAAAGGGGTAGCAATGTCGCTTGACGACACAAATAAAAAAGGGGTTAGCCGAAGCTAACCCCTTGATCCTGCTGGTCGGAGCGATAGGATTCGAACCTACGACCCTCTGATCCCAAATCAGACCTGGAAAATGACGGCCAACGCACCGCCAGAATAGGATTGATCGGTTTCGTGTCTAACAAAATGCTAAATGATTAGGCACGGCGGCATGCGGGTTTGAGGGCGACATGCGGCGAGATATTAGACAACCGCTCAAGCCTTGGGTGCAGGTACCGCGCTCATGGTTGCAGCATCAGGCAGCGTCACAAACAACCTCGCCTCGTCCATTGATCGAGCGCCGAGCCAGTCGTCGTAATCGGCCGGCTTGATGATCACCACCGACCGCTTTTCGCTACCCGGCTTGTGGAAGCGCTTCATCAGCGGATGATGGTCTGCATTGAGCGTGAGCATCGTGAACGACAGGCGAGCGCCGCCCTCGCCTTCCCATTCCCTCCACAGCCCAGCAATCGCGAATGGGCTGCCGTCGGCCATGCCGACCGCCCAGCGCACCGATTTCCCCGTCTCGTAATCCGGCTCGAAGAAGACCTGCGTCGGGATCAGACATAGCTGCTGCCTTTTCCACGCGCCGCTGAAGCTCCGCTTCTCCCCCACCGTTTCGGCTCGAGCGTTCATCGTGTCGAAGACGTGCACGCCCGGCGGGATCTTCTCGCGCGGCACTATCCCGAACGACGCAAGGTCAGAGCGCCGCCCCTCGCCATCCCGGCGAACGATCGGTGCGAAATAGTCCTTGTACACCTCACCGCGCCACTCGCCGATCGGTGGTGGCACACCGTAGTATTCGCTGAACAACTGGCGGTCAGGAACGCGGTAGTTTGTGCACATGGCGCCGTCCTCTTCTGAGCAAACAGCATATCGCCCACTTCACGTCTTATGGAAACCGCCCGTCGACGGTTCCCTCAACGTGAGCATTGCCCCCGCCCGCCTACCCTAATGCGTTACCAACGGCGGTCGAAATACTCGATCGCTATCCAGGCGAAGACTCCACCAACGAACTGCGCAAGCAATCTCAATTGCAGCACAGTCACCGCGTTAACGGGCGGTCTCTCCCAAGGCAACTCATTGCCTCCATTCAGCGCGGCAAGCAACTGTGGACTTGCTATCAGCAGGAAAGCCACGAGCAGCCCCACAGCAACCGGGAACGTATCCAAGTAAAAGCGGCGCTTCACGTAGCTACCCAACCAAGTCGCACCACAGAAAAGGGCTGCCCCGACAACCATTACGGGGGGCAACAACGGGAATCGCGGCAATCGCTTCAAAAATCGACATCACACCGCCCTCTAAATCCCTGTTATCGGTCGCTTTTCGTCAAGCTTTAGGTCGCCGGATAAAAATACACACAAGCACACAAAATACTTGCACGCGCCAATGCTGTGTGTATAATTACACACAAGACAACCGGAGACAGCGATGAACTCATCGAAATTAATCCGGATGCTCGAAGAAGATGGATGGGTGCTGGTGCGAAGTAGAGGCAGCCACCATCATTTCAAACACCCAGTGAAGCAACTACTGATTACGGTTCCGCACCCTAAAAAGGATTTGCCACTTGGGACTGTTCGAAGCATCCTGAAAGCCGCCGGCCTGTAAAGCCGGTGGTTTTTTCACCCCCACAAGCGGTGAGAAGGGTGCATACAAGGAGTGTAGCAATGGAGTTTCCCATCGCAATTCACAAGGATGATGGGAGTGTCTATGGAGTGACTGTTCCGGACATTCCGGGGTGTTACTCGTATGGCGAAACCATCGACGAAGCAGTACGCAACGCGAAGGAAGCCATTACAAGTCATATCGAAACGCTGATCGAGCAAGGCAACGAAGTGTCCTTTGCGTGCTCTGCTATCGAAGACTTGGCGGTAAAGGAGGAGTTTGCCGGTGCAATCTGGGCCTTGGCGGATGTCGATATCACTAAGCTCGACAGCAAGCCGGAACGCATCAACGTCAGCCTTCCTCGTTTTGTGTTGTCCAAAATTGACGCTTACGTAGATAAGCGCCATGAAACTCGGAGCGGCTTTTTAGCCAGAGTGGCACTTGCAGCACTTGCCCATGAAGCGTAAGCGATCTGGTGCAGCTATAAGCAATTTACCGGAGCAAAGGATGCACATTGCGTTCTAAATTAAGAGAATCCCACCTTCGGGTGGGATTTTCTTTTGACGATCAACATCATCAAATACTGTGTTTTTGTACAGTATTCTATGCTAGTTTACCTCCCTCGAAGTCACCACGAGGGAGATCACCATGCGAGACCCATACGCCACCAGATTTATCGTCATCCCTTTCCGCAAAGGGTTTAGCGGCGATCTGCTTCCCGTGGAAGTTCGGCAGGCCAGCACGAGCGTCGGGGCCGTGCGCATAGCTCATGGCATGCGTGATAGGCATACCGGCGTCGTGGCGTACGAAGTCCTGCTCGATCCCGAGACTGGCGCGATGGAATCACCCAAGGTGCTGTTCCAGCACGGGCGAATCCCCGCGCTCGACGAGTACGCCGCAGCGTAGTGAGAGGTACGTGGTATGCCTCTCAACCCTCGCCCCTCCGATTTGACGATCGACCAGCTCCGAAGCCTGTGGCTCACGCAAAGAGATCCTGAACTGCGGCGTGTCATCGAGGAAGTCGCATACCGTCGACTCGAGGCCCAACGAAAAGAAAAGGTGCTGAGGGAGGTGGAATCGCTGTACGCAATCATCCACCAAGCATGGAAGGAAGAGGTTGGCGACACCCTGATAGCCCTTGAGTGGCTTCGAACGCTGCTTTCCGATCAGCGACAGCAGAGAGGTGAGCTTCCGGGTATCCCGAATGCGCCGCATCGGTAAGCCACGGCGCGCACTGATGGCCTTTAACGCGTTGCGTAGCGGGATGACGCCCGCTCCCCCGGGAACGCCAGTTCTGGCCTGGCGATCTTTTTTTGACGATTGATCACTTTGCGTATCATTTTTCGTCAATGCGTCGTAGCTACGCTCGCAGGTGACGCTGACTGAATCAACGCCTGGTGGCGATTCCGGCACTCACCGCCCTGCCGCTGTAAATCCAGTGCAGACTGTCGAAGATCAGCGAGTGTCTGCCCCGCTGGTCCCTCCAATACCGGTGGGCTATGGCATACAGCCGAAGATCCGGTCGCCAAGAATTCCTAGTGCACCACCTCGTTAAAAATGCTCGAGGATGCGAAAATGACGTGCCTTCGTGAGCGTGCGTGAGAGATCATGCGGACAACACTCAAAAAGATAACAAAAATTATCATTTAAGCAAAAAAGATCACAACAGCAATCTTATTTCGGATTGCTTGAATTAAGACGCAACAGCCCTAATTGGTCGCCGCGCGTAGCGACTGTAGCCAATCGACTCATGAAACCAGCTCACAGCTATCTCCGCCATATTGACGGTCTAAGAGCGCTCGCCGTCCTCGCAGTCGTAGTATTTCATGCATTCCCATCGGCAATTCCGGGCGGCTTCGTTGGCGTAGACATATTCTTCGTCATCTCGGGCTACCTCATCAGCGGCATCCTGATCGGCCAGTTGGAAGTCAGTCGATTCAACATCCTCGATTTCTATTCGCGCCGCATTCGACGAATTTTTCCTGCACTCGTGTTGGTGCTGGCCGCGTGTTTCGTCGCCGGCTGGTTCAGTCTGTTGCCGGGTGAGTACGGCCAGCTAGGAAAGCATATCGCGGGCGGTGCGAGCTTCTCGTCGAACTTCGTTTTGTGGCGCGAATCAGGTTACTTCGACGCGGCAGCGGAAACCAAACCACTATTGCACCTTTGGTCGCTGGGGATCGAGGAACAGTTCTATATCGTCTGGCCAATTCTCCTCTACGCGATTTGGGGAAAGCGCACACGCGTGATTACCGTTCTCGCCGCGATTCTATGCGGATCCTTGGTACTCAGCGTCTGGAAGACTGGCGCGAATCCTACCGAAGCGTTTTACTCCCCACTCACGCGAGCATGGGAACTTGCCTGCGGCGCCCTGCTGGCAATCCTCACACAACGCCAGGGCGGCGACCGCGAATGGATGCCCGCTAGATTCGGGTCTATCGGTGCTGGCATCGGCGTCGCTCTGATTCTGATGGCGTTTGCGCTTTTGAACAGCACAAGCCGCTTTCCGGGCTGGTGGGCGCTTCTGCCGGTTCTCGGTGCCACAATGATCATTTGGGCGGGTCCGGACAATTTCGTGAACCGGCGGCTTCTCTCAAATCCGCTTATGGTGGGCATCGGGCTCATCAGCTACCCGTTGTACCTGTGGCACTGGCCGCTACTTTCTTTCGCCCGCATCATGGAAGCCGGCACGCCCTCATGGCACCTTCGTGCCGTGCTAGTCGCAGCCAGTTTTCTGCTAGCGTGGTTGACATACCGGTATGTCGAACTGCCCCTTAAAAAGTTGCGACTGAAGTTCTCGACTGCTATTCCTCTCGCGGGGTTCATGGCAGTCATCGGAGCCGTCGGCATCGCCGTTTTTCTTGATGGCGGCGCGGCGTCGAGATACCCCGCAACCATCAAAGTGATCGCAGATTTCAAGTACGAATACACGGTCGATGCGCGATTCCCAGATTGCTGGCTGGGCGAAAAGATGGCACCCGACGCCTTCTCTTCTAAGTGCTTCGCACATGTAGACGGCGAGCGGAATTTCCTTCTTTGGGGGGACTCACATTCCGCCCGCCTATACCCAGGCTTAGCCAAGGTGTTGGCTCAGCGCGGCGTCAACGTCATGCAAACGTCAAGAGACAGTTGTCCTCCCGTACTTCATAGGGGCAGTTACGCCAACTGCAAGCGCGGCAACGAATATGTTCTTTCTCGACTTCACGGCCTGAACATTGACACTGTCGTGCTTTTTGCCGCCTGGGGGCGCTATGCCATCGACTGGGAAAACAACATGCCGGCTCGAAAAGACTTGGCAGACACTATCTCAGCGATCCATGCTCAGGGAATCAAGAAAGTCATCGTAATTGGACCTGCACCAGAATGGCCAGACGCACTCCCAAAGCTCGTTTATCGCGGGTGGGAAGCCGACTACCCCGCACATCGTATTCCTGAGCGTCTAAACGTCAAGCTGGTAGAGGGGACGGTGCAGGCTGACATCGCACTCGCAAAGGTGGTTCCTGAAATGGGGGCCACTTTCATCCCGCTAATGAGTGGCCTATGCAACTCGGGGGGGTGCCTGACTCACACACCGGGGGCGCCGACAGAACTTATGACGTGGGACTACGGCCACCTGACGACGCCAGGCGCGATCTACATATCGAAGATGATCGAGAACCGCATACTTTAGGCGTCACGAACGATCTGCAATGGCAATCGGCTTCCAGTGATTTTGCCCACATAGTCGCACGCCCCAGTACATGAGACACCGGCGCCATGCGGGAACACACGTGACCGCTGACGCTTCGCGCAGCACTTTGTCAGCCACTGCCCGCGGCACCGGCTTCGTCGTGTACAGCCAGTCATGCACGACCGCCGCCTCGTTCGATGTGCCGCCCGTCAGCCAGTACACCACGGGCAGCCGAGGCACCGACGCCAGGTCGGTGATGAACCCTTGCGGCACGATGAAAACTTCGTCGGCCACGTCGGATTGATACACCAGCGCCGCGGCGAGCCGCCACCGGCCATCGTCGCAGCCGGTGGCGTTCTCGATGACCAGGCGCGTGAGGAACCGGCTCATTTTGCGGTCGGTGCCGACGCAGCCGTTGGCACGTCCTGCGGCCACGCCGCGATCGCCGCCGCCAGCAGAATTTGCGCGGTCGTCACCCCCATCACGATCCGATCCTGATCCTGCGCCGACAGAGGCGACGCCTTCGCGACCGTGATGATCGCCGGAAGGCCCGCGCTCGCGAGTGTCTGAAGGTTGACGGCGTCGGCAGTCGAGCCCGACTCACACACAGCCCTCACGACCGGCTGCGCGTCGGAAAGTGCCTTCAGCGCTGTGTCGCTCATGCCATTGACCTGCTGCAGCGAGGAAATGGCGACTTCGACCGGCGGGCACACACGGGCGGCGACCTGCGCCGGCGACGGCACGGACTGGCCGCTGGTGGAGCACGCGGCAAGGACGAACGAAAGCACGGCCGCGCACGCGGCCAGAATGGCAAAACGCTTCATGGTGGATTCCTTACGGGGTGGTGAGCTTGATTGCGGCGACCGCCGCGCTGGTGACGGCAGTCGAGATGCTGGAAGCGATACCGCCTCCGGCGGCGATTGGCGCGCTGGCGGAAACGCCGGTCTCGCCGAAGTCGAGGCTGAAGCCGTCGGGGGTGTTGCTGACGCGCACGGTGACGGTGCCGACATCCTTGCTGCTCGAGACTGACGCCGCGCAGCAGATCAGCCGGCCGGTGGCGTCATAGAAGGGCTGCACCTCATACCGGGCAGTGCCGGCGCAGGCCGCCAGAGACGTACAGACTGCGCACGCGATCGCGGCGCGAATCATTGCAGCTGAACCTTAACTTCCGGCTCAGGATTTGTCCTCTTTAGCGGCGGTGGCGCAGCGAAGTCTGCTTCTGCCATAGAACTGACGCCGAGCGTCGCGATGGCGCTCCCGCCGACCCGGTCTGCACCAGCAGCGGCTACATGCGTGGCAGCCAACGCTGCGAGCGCAGCGCTGATCGCAGTGATGAAGCCCTCGACGGGCGTCTTTCCTGTGAAGGCGAAGAACCCCCACATCAGAAGCAGGCCCGCGTAGCAAACTACCTTCGTAAGTGCATTCACTTCATTACCCCCTTTGGGATCGGTTGAAAAACTCAAATTGAGTTGATATCGGTGTCGGAAATCGATCACCCCTTCTCGCTACGGAACAGGCCGGCTCGTCGCTTCAGTTGCAACTCGATGAACTGCGCGCCCACCGTGCCGAGAACGCTGCCAATGCCAAGCAGCGCCAACGGCGGGATGTCCGGGATCTGGATGAGCGCCACGCCGGAGATCATCGACGCGCCGGCCCCCAAAATCGCGCGACCGACAATCAGCCGCCACGTCAAAACCTCGTCGCTGACGAGTAGTTTCCCGAGTCCCATAGCAGATCCCAACACCAGCAGGCCCAGAATCGTCCAGGCGGTCTTGTGGTCTTCCATTGATGGTTCCCCGGTTACGACGCAATGACGCCGCCCGCGCGCCGGTAAGCGTCGAGCAGCGATTCGAGTGTGTTTTCGTGTTGTCCGTAGCCCGCGCCCGGCAGGCTCGCCCATATGTTTCGGCACTTGGCAAATGCAGCCGAGATGCGGCCGGCAAGGATGTCGGGCATCGCGCCCTGTTCGCGGATCTGTCGCAGAGCGATCAGGTCCTGGCTGCGCGGCGAGAAATCCGTCAGGCGCAGCAACGGGCGGTACGCATCGAAGTACCGCGAGAGCAGTTGGTAGCGACCCGCCGCTGTCGATTGCAGCGGCTTCCCGTTGACGATCCTCGGCGCGCCGTTCTTGTCTCGGATCGTGACGAGGATGCGAGGGTGGTCCTGATAGCTGGTGAAGAGCGTCGGGCGTTGCGGCGAGCCGCCAACGATGACGTTGTAGCCGTCGTCGGAGTTCGCCAGCCCCTGCACCGTGTGTTCGCTGACGGCAAGCGCGTCGAGAAAGGCGAGCGCGTTTCTGCCGCCCGCTGTGGCAGCATCGATTCGTGGCATAGGAGTCTTGGTGAAATTGTGCCGACGGGTGCCGGCGCTGGCCTACGGCCCGGTGATCACCAGGTGATGGTGGAGAGTTGGTCTTCTGTCGCCGCGTTGACCTCGGCCACCAGATCCACATAGCGTTGTTGTGCGCTCACTCGATGCGCAACCCAATCGGCATTGACTTGAGTGAGTTGGGCGGCTGAGTGTGCTCCGAAAGTCCACGCGTTGCCGGACTGACACCACAACGGCGTTGACCATTCGCCCGTCTGCCCCTGACCGGCGAGCACCGCCGATTGCAGGTTTCGCTGATCAAGGTCAGCCGTCGGGTAAAAATGGTCGGCACCGAGCGCGGCAGACGAGAACCCAGCGTAAATGGCCCTCTGACAGGACGCGTAAAGCTGCGCAATCAACGCGCTCTTCAGTTCGCTGATCGGGGGATCCACGGTGACGAGAGCCCCATCGGCAGAAACACTGATCGCGCAACCACGCCCGAGAGCGGCAATCATGTCAGCGCGCGCTTCCGGCGTCGTGATCACAGCGTCATCCGGCGCGACAACGCTGACGATGTCGGTATCGTAGAAAGCCGCTTTCGAAGGCGAAAATAGAATAGGCATGAAGTGTCCTTAACGTCCCAATGCGATATAAAAGGCTTGACGACTGTTGGTCGTCCCCGGAGTAGTCGCACCGGCGCCCCAAAATGCAGTGAAGTTGGACAGAGTGAGCCCCGACACCGTCCACATGACAGCGTTGTTAGACAGAGTGGCATAATCCGAAACCATAACTCCCAACACTGCATTCGGGAATGCCGTTGCAAACGTCGTAGTTGCGTTCGTGTTTGCACCCGTCGGCGACGCCGCGTAGCCCATTTGCAAAATGAGTGGCGTCGGATCTCCTGGGTATGCCGGGAATACTCGATAGCCGGGGATAGTGAGCGAAGTCGCTTGCCGCATGTTCGCGGCGAACTGCAACTGCGTAGAGCCGTCCACCGTGTACCAACCGTTCGTCCCGTTGGACATGAGGGTGAGCGTGTCGCCGGAGTTCAGGGAGATCGACGTGGGTGTACCGTTGCCCGTGGTGATGACGTCAGTCCCCGCCCGCACGATTGATGCCCCCGCAAAGAGCGACTGAAACGAGATAGCCTGCCCCGCCGTCAGACTTGATGCAGCCGGAAGCGTTACCGGGACACCGGCGCTGAAGACATGGTGCCGGCCTGCTGCCGAAGCGGTCAGCGTTGTAGCCACGCTGATTGGAGGAATGCTCGAAGCGCCGAGGAGATTTGAGATCAGCCCATAGCGGGCATCCCCCATCGCCTTAGCTAAAAGTGGGATGGCCTGCGCCAACTGGTTGTTCTGCGTCCGGTCAGGCGTAATGCCTGCAGCGACCAACACCGCCATCGCTTCCTCTTGAAGCGCGTTAAACGCATACGCGGGAAAACGCGTGGCCGGTGTGTTAGTTGCGGGATTTCCATCTGTGGCCTGCCCAGGGGTGCCTGTAGAGGGCGCAACATCTCCATTCCCAACCGGAACGGTGTAGGGAGCGATCAAACGGTCCATGTGGAATCTTTACGAGTAGTTGAAGAGAGGAACCGTGTGAGCCGGCGCATACGCTTGAATCTCACACTGCAAGACGTTGTTGCTCCACGAGGCGAATGGCTCGCCACATGCACTCACGCCAAAAGTGAAGTAACGAATCGAATATGAAGGCGCATTGACGCGCCACGCGAACAGCCAAGCGTCCGACCCAAACTGCGATCCAAAACTCGACTGGCCGAACCTGAACGGGGCGAATTGTTCAACGGTGATCGCATAGCCGAGGTTCGCCGCCAACTGGGCGAAATACGCGATGGATTGCCCCCCCACCGCTGCTAGCCTAGCCACGACCTGGGTGCGGCGCGCCTCTATCGTCGGCGACACACCGGCACAGGGATCCGGCAGCCCTAGCGTTTCCTCCCACTCAGGAAGAAGCTCAAAGGCTGTACCGGGGAATGCATCGATCAGCAGGTTATTGGCCCGCGCAGTGTTCTGCGCATAGATCGAACTCAGGCCGCGGATTACCTTCGTTTGAACCGCATCAGGATCCCGAGGCCAAACCGCGCCGCGAGGCATGAGACCTTGGAACGCATGTAGGTAATCGTCTATCGTCAATGCTGGTGCTGGCATCGCTTTCCTTACGGATAAGTAATTGTTCCGAGAGTCGGAAGCTGGCCAGTTGCATTGGCGATATTGCCAACTGGGCTGGTGATCACGAATCCATTCGTCCCAGGAATCGAACCAATCGCCGAATTGATATCCGACATATCGATCGTTCCGCCGGGAACACCGTTTGTGCGGAACACTCCGACGATAGCCGCTGAGATTGCCGACTTAGTCGCGTCGGATGCTCCTGACAGACCCGTGATCGTGAAGTTAATGGCGTTAGCGATAGGCGAGCAGACGTACACAAGCGCTGTCACTGGCTGCTGAGGAAAGATCGCATTTGCCACGGTGAGTTGATCACCGGCTGCCACGACGCCCCTAGGCTGATCGCCTGTTGCCACCCCGTCGGCCCCTTGCGGGAAGCCGCCATGGGCCGCCTGAGCATCATCGAGCATCACGTACACGACGACCGTTCCGGCACCGAAGCCGTTTCTGACCACCCACGCGCGAGTTACGCCAGGCACGTCGAGGGCCCACGTCGAATAGTCGCGGGCGGCACCTCCTTGGGGTGTCGCCTGATAGGCGCTCATCACGCGCTCGCTGAAGTCGTCTTTCCCTTCGGCATCGGCCCCACCGGTGAACGCGGCCGCAGCAACCCCGCTGCTTTGCACCCCAGAAATAGCAACTCCAAGCGTGATGACCGTTCCGGCATCACAGTTGCCTGCCGCACCGACCTGATCAGCGATGAACGAAACATTTGCAATTCCATTCGCTTGAACGGATGCGTCCGCTTGCGAGGTATAGGTGACTCCGTCTCCCCGTGCGCCGGACGAGCCCGCAGGAATCAAAGTGCCCGGCACGCCCGAGAACGGGACGACTCCTGACGCGGCAGTGGGCGACTTCTGGAATGTGTTACGCAAAGCCCCCCATCCGGCCAGATATTCGCCTGTGGACGTCCACGGGACCGCCTGTTTGGCGATGTAGTCGATATATCCGTAATGGAGATGCGCGAGGCCCGCTTGAGCCCGACCAGTGATCTTCAGGTTTGCGAACCGAAGCAGCGGATCTGATCCTGGAACGCTGGACGCGATGTCGGACGCAACCTGTTGCTGAAGCTCAGTTAGTGTGGGTCGTTGATACGGCATTAGTCATTCCCCTGCCAGGCCCATGTGAATGAGTTCGGCACAATTGAGCCATCCTGCTTGTATGCCGTAATCTGGGCGCCCAACTGGCCTCGTTTGATCCACGACACGTTTATGTCGAATCGGGCCACGACGGCGTCGTCGATCATCCATTGGATGGCTTCGACGATGTAGTCGTAGGCCCGCTGCAGCGTCTCTTTGGTTTGCTTCTCTCTGAAGATGAGCCACATGCGAGAACCGATCGGACCGGCAGCGACGTCATCGCCCCACCAGCCGCGCGGGTCCGTCGTGCCATCCGGAATGATGTCGTCTAGGTCAGCCATTCGATCGGTAAAGAGACTGATCAGGAGAGCCGTGGTGACGTCATTTCCCGTCTCGAGCGCAGCCCCATCGAGGACCCAATCACCTCGGTTCGCTGCAGAGTCCCAAACGGTTGAGGTATCCATGCACACCAAACAAAAAAAGCCTCCGGGAGGGAGGCTTGTAGATCGATATGGAAGCTTTCACTGCTTCTGATTTGGCGGATCGCTCACCACGTCCGACGCTCCGCTTTGCACCCCCTTAACCGGGTGGATATGTTCGTTCGAAATCTGTCGCATATCTGCCAGCGTGTGGGGGTTGGTCTCGAAGTTGTCTTGCATGTCGCCAGTCGATTTCACCAGCGGCGTATCAAGCTCAACACCGTCGGGTGCCACCAGCGTGAACTTGCCGGTGCAGTTCCAAGTGACATCAGATGCATTGTTGACCACAACAGGCTGCCCCTTAGCCTCGACCACGATCCCGCCGTCCGCCGTCAGATAGACAGATTTCCCGTCTTGGCTGTGCAAGATCGATTCCCCAGGGCTCAGGTCGCGAGGGCGGGACGGCTGGTGACAAGTCCCGATCACGATGCCCTTTGTTCGATCTCCACCAAGGAACGCCACTACGCCATCGGAACCGTCCGGCGGATTCGAGGAGAAACCGAACTCAGCAATACGCGGCGATCCATCGCGCACCTCTGTCGAACTAAGCGCAATCTGCACAACCTGGACCCCGCCAGAGTCATTCACTGCCGATACCAGTGCGCGCGCAAATGCGGTTAGCGCTCGGCGAACCATTCGCTGCACCGGCCCCACATCAAGGTCTCGTGTCATCGCAAGGGTACCGTTCCAACAAGATCGCCGTATTGCGGGTAAAGCAAGATCGGCTTAGGCTCAAATGCCTCGGGCGGCATCAAAGTCAACTGAGCATGGGTTCCCGATTCGTCGAGGCTATAGGTCACCTCGGCAATCATCAGGCGCTGCGGCACGGTGCCGGCCTGGTCACCCGATACCTTAAGGCTCGGAATCAGCACGTCGATTAGCTTGTTCGGTTCCCACAGGTTTCCCGCCACATCGCGCCAATTGTCGACTGTGACATGGATCACCTCAGCACGGCCTCGACGCCAAGCTACCTCCCACAGCGCCCTCTGCTTGCCAACTTCCCACCCAAGATCGCCAGCTTCAGCAAAGATGACGCGCTCACGGCGACGAGGAACGTTAGGGTCGGTAGCAGTGAAATGCGGGGCAGTGATCGACCTCAGATCCTGCATGTTGTTAGTGCCGGTCAGCAATGCAGTTACGTGCGAGAAGCGCTGATCCATCGATCGCTCGGCTGTTGCTGCCTCGATGTTGATGCCCTCTTGCACGCCACTCGCCATCGCCTCCGCACCTGCGCGCGCGAGCACCATGTTGCCGCTTCGGTCTTCGTAGACCAGCAAGGCACTGTACCGTGACGTACGCTCGACGACCTCATATGTCGATTCGCCCGGGATGATGTTGATCTGTGGGATCATCAATAGACCTTCCACATCACAGATCACATCGATATCGTAGACAGCGGCGAGTTGCTTGGCCATCGTGTACGCATTGACGTTACTCATCTGCCCGTTCGGCCAAACGGCGGCGCAGTCCAGAAGGTCCTGACACTTTCCGCGACCGGTCACGCGGATGTCGTGTGACTCGGCGGAGATACTCGGCACGACGCGATCCACGTAGCCTGTGATTACGCGGTCGCCACCTAGGGCCAGCACACACCGATCGCCGGGGGTCGCGATCACGTCCTGTGCCTGCCCCGGATACAACTCCGTCATCTCCAGCTCGAAATCCCCGGGGAAGCGCTCAATTCCGCGCGTTACGCGCAGCCGCGTCCACCCGGAAAGCAGGGAATCGTTAAGCTTAAGCGTAATATTGTCGTCAATCATTTATTGGAGAAGGTGAATGTTGAAATCATCTGTCGCCGTGCTGCTTACCCTTGCGATCCCCTTCGGCGCACACGCGATGCCGGTGTTTAAGGTCACAGCGGATGAAACCGTCGTTTGCACAACGGCGGCGGATTTGCACATCGCTACCCGTTCGCCAGAGAAGGCATTGCCGACAAGCTGCCGGAAGGTTCAGTCGGGGTTTGCGTTTGAGGCACTCAATCGAACGGCCGCGTATGACTGGCCGGATGACATAACAAAAACCGACCTTCTGATCTATGGTCGAGAACTGGCCGGAGCGAACGAATCCGGTGCCCCTAGGTATTTGAATGTGTTGCGAAGCGACGTTTCCCCCGTCCTTGATGAAAAAGGCGCGCTTGTTGAAGCCAAATGTGATTACCCACATACCTTCGTGACGAACTCACTCCGAGCCGCCCCAGATGGAAAGCTCTATCTGAAGCAAGGCAAGGTGACTATCAAATGCGTCAACGGGGAAATGCGGCAGATCTACCAGCCGCTAAACTGACTTTCGTTCCGGCGCCTGCTCACCACCACTTGATAACGCTAACGAGTGGTGTTGCGGCGAGAGTGAATATTGAGAGCCCCGCAAGCAAAACAGCGATTCCAATGCAGCGGCGGATACATGCATCCATGGATATTTCCATTCTTACCACCAACGCACAGCGGTAATAATGTCGGGAACACGCCAGATAACCATTAGAAAAACAAGTGCCAGGACGGTGTGCCACATAGTCTTCCTGACCTCTGCGGGGGACACATTTACGGCCTCCATGAGCGCTCCTAGAAACTTGAATGTAAATCGTCTATCATTCGACAAGATTCACTCCTTGCCATCCCAAGGGGTTGAATGCAAGAAAGCCCCGGCTGCTGCTAACAGTTCGGGGCTTTCGCTTTTTTGATGCTTGCTACTCGGCAAGAGCCTTGAAGGTCGTCGGCAAAAATGCCGGATGAACCGGATTTGCTTGGCTCACCAACTCCTCTTCCCGACCGACGTCCCTATAGATGCGATTGGCCAGCGCCAACGCGGGAATCGACCCGCTGAACTGGAATGTCGTTACTGCCGCCAGTCCCTGCCCCCGACTGTCGAAGTCGGTCACCACCGCTTGTCGAAGCGTTCGCAGCGACGCATAAACATCGTCCTCGCCTTGATCAGCCGCGACTTGAATCTCTGCGTCGATCAGCCCCACGACGGTGTCCCTGACATCAATGGCATCGTCGGCCGAGGCCGGCTGATACGCCGTCGAACTCGTCGCAACCTGAGCGATCGCAGATCGGCGAAGCAAATCCCCCGTCGCACTGCTCATTACCGCCTGGGCTGCTGCGATAGGTGAGCCCTGCGGCACCGACGGTGGCGTGTAGCGCGCCAGCGGCGTAAGCAACCTGATTGCGTCAGCCGGCGAAGCGGCCGTGTTTGCGGTCGCCGTCATGAGTGACTGCGCCGCGCCGCTGAACGCCGACGGATTCGTCCCTGAGTTCACGGCAGCGGCAGATAATGCCGCCCCAGCAGCGGCGACGTTTGCAACGTTCTGCGTGTCCTGCGCAAGGAGACTCGCGACCGTGGCTGTCTTAGGGGCTTTCCCGTTGGACCCGGCATATCCGGTATTGCTACCGCCGAAGAGGCGCCCGAAGTTTCCTGACAGGGTGGAAATCGAGTTGAAGAATCGACGTGCGCTATGCACCAAACCGTTCACAGCTTGATAGAACGCAACAGCAATGCCGACGGCAGTACGAATGACAGCGACGCCCGCTTTGATGGCATCAAGCGTTCGACTGACGAAGCTGAGCAGCGACGAGGCCGTCAAGCCCGAAGCCGCACTACTCACGGCGTCTCTCGTCGCAGACTGCGCGCTCGGATACAACCGATCGCCGCCGAGAATGAACGTCAGTCGCAACTCGACAACGCGGCCGCGATCCCAGGACGTGCCGATCTCGGCCTCGGTGCAATTTGCCTTGATCTCGCCCCAAGTCGGATGGACCAGTTTGCCAATGCCTGGCGGCTTCGTATTGCCAACGGAGCCACCGCGAATCACATTCAGCAGATTGATTTTCTGGGTTGTGACGTCGCCACCGCCGTAGATCAGACTGTTTTCGACCAAAAACCCTGTCACCTGAAGGACATTCGTCTTCAGCCCGTTGTCTTCAATCCATGGCCTCGTTTCCTTCTTCGGGTAGGAGTGAACAACAACGTTGCGACCGAAAACACCGCTCTCAGACAGAACGGCGAACGGTACCCCGTTGTAGCTTGCCTTGCGGAGCTTGTCCGCATAGTCGCCACTGCCGAACAGGCTCATCAAGCTCTGCGCCGATGACGCAATACCCTTAGCGGCCGAGGCAACCCCGCCGATGCTGCCCGCAACGTTCACCACGTCAGCTACGCTCACGCCATCTCTCCGATTGCTCGATTGCCGACGCTAGCCGTCCCGGTCACGTTGCCCTGAGACCGCACCTTCGCCGTGGCTGGCCGTCCATCCTGATGAATCACAACGTCGACGTGTACCCGCCCACCATCTGCCGTCACAGGCGACGGAGACTGTCCCGGCAGGTTTGCGGCGGCAATGCGCGGTGAGTTGCTATATAGCCCGGTGCCGCCCATCCGCGCCTGCACTTGCTCAACGTAGTTGCGGGTCTCCTTGGGCGCGTTCTCCAAGCCCTTGCGCTGCAAGTTGCCCTGGCCCCAGTTGTACCCCGCGAGGGCCTTGCTGAGATCGCCGCCGTTCTGCTTGAGAAGGTCCCGGTACATCTGCGCCGCTGTCGTTGCCGATTTCGTCAGATCGTATGGATCATCCAGACCGTATTGCTTGGCCGTCGCATCCATGAACTGGAAATGACCTTTGGCGCCAGCGGACGAAAGCATGTTTGTGCCGCGCCCCGACTCCTGTGCCCAGACGCTATCGAGCAGCCCTTTCGGCAATCCGTACTGCGTCTCAAGCCGCGAAAAAAGTGCGTCCGATTCCGCGCTCGATTTGCCTGTGCCTGACTGAATGCGAAGACCTGCGGCGATGTCTGCATTCGATTTCCCAGTGAGGCGATCCCAACCTGCCCCCAGAAAACTCATGGCCGGCAGGCTGGCCGACGCTGCCCACCAATTACCGGCGGCGACATCGCTCGCTCCTTTTGCGGAATTCGTGTCGGGAAGGCCCGCTGCCTTCGCTAATTTCAGGGCTCCCCACGCTGCAACGCCGGCGGCGCCGAGGGTACCCAGCGCGGCGACAGCGCTTGGAACAGCGACCGTCGCAAGCGAAGTGAGATTGCCAATGATGGAGACGATGCCAGCGATCGGGGCGGCAAATGTGATGGCCGCGAGTGCGACTGCGATGCCTTTTACGCCCCCTATCGCGTCCACAAAGCCCGATACCTCGCTGGCAGTTTTTTCCCAATCAACCTGCTCAAGCCACTTTGCGAACCGCTCGACGTACTCCGCGACCTTGGTCGCCGCAACGGCACCGTACTGATCCACCAGGCGCTGCACGACTGCGATGGTCCGCTCCAGGGCGGGTGCCATGGCCTCACCAAACGAGTACTTGAGCTTTGTGCCGGACGCCTCGAGCTTGATCATCTGCTCGTTGTACGCAGCCGCTCGCTTCAATTGCTCATCACTCAGGACGAGCCCCATGTCTTTCGCCTTCTTAACGAAGGCATCGATACCGGATTCGCCCTTTTGAAGCATGGGCAGCAACGATCCGACGCCGAACACGTCGGCGATCAGCGCCTGCGTCTGTACGTTGCCCTTCTGCTTCACGATCGCGTTTGCGACGTCCTTGAGCGCGCGGGTCGCATCAACCGCACCATCTTTCGTGCGATGTAGACTGATGCCGAACTTCTGCATCATCACAAACGCATCCTGATTTCGACCGTAGGTCGCATCTTCGATGGTCTTGCCGAGCGTCTTCAATGACCCCGTCATCTCGTCGGCAGAAAGGCCGGCGAGCTTGGCCGCCCCTCGGTAGGCCTGAAGGTCCGCAGTCGAGACGCCGATGGCAGCGGACGTCTTCAGTACCTCTGCCCCCATCTTGCCCCACTCGTTCGTCATCAGGGCAATCCCTGCGATCGATCCGAGCCCCGCGATGCCCGCGAGCGGCGCAACAATTCCTAATAGGCTACGACCAGCATCCGCGGCGGCATATCCAATGCGACGGATACCGCGCGCGACCTTCGTTACGCCGGTTTCGTCGCTCAATGCCTTGAGCGAGCGGCCGACATCCGCGAACGGCTTGCGAAGGGTTGCGGCTGCGTCATTCATCTTCTTTGACGACGCAGTCACCCGATCAATCGGCTTCGTGATCCGCTGCATCGACGCTTCAATCTTCTTCGCCACCGCTGACGCCCTATCGGCTGCCGTGATGGTGATCTGATACGCATTACCAGCCATCAGACCTCCTCCATGGTGTATCGAATGCGTTTAGCCTGGTCTCTCCACCAAGCCAGCTTTGAAAGCGATAGGCGCTCCGCGTCGAGCGGGCCCCAACGAAAAAAATAGGTGACGTCGGCGATTACGTCGGCGACTCCGTCGGGCCATCGTCGGTAAAACCCGCCAGATACTCGTTCGCCTCCGTGAAATCACGTTGACTGAGCTTTTCGACTGCCGACTTGGGCAGTCCAGAAACAAGATGGATCAGCATGATCCCGATGCCAATGTTCGAACCGCCGGTTGTCGTGGCCTTGTCGAGTTCACCAGCGGTCGGCTCGCGCAGGTCGAGCTTGTCGTAAATGACTTCACTCTCGCCGCTACCGAGCTTCACAGGCTTGCGAAGCTTGAGGGTCTTTTCGTCAGGTTGGCTCATATTCAGCTCGTCGTTTCAGAAACTTGGGGACCTTCCCACTTCACTTCGATCGTTGCATCCGTCGCTTTGGCCGTCTGATCCTCAACCGTCCACATGTTCCGGCCGATGATCGTCTTGCCGTTCGCGAGTTGAGCGACGACCGTCACGTTGTCCATTGCATTGAGGTCGGCGACGGTGAGGTTGCCCGCATCGCGCAAGCTGGCAGAGATCGAGCCGGGGCGCGGTTTCTCGCTGAAACCATGAACCCCGTCTTGACCAGATAGCGTCTCCCGCGTCTTCGACGACGGGTTGTATTCGAAGTCCCCCACCAGCAGGTAATTCGTTCCATCGACAGTGATGCTTGCTGTGCCGGCAAGGCGATTCGGATTACCTGCCATGAGGAATCTCCAGAAAAAGAAAAAGGCGCCACGAAGGCGCCTGGAATCAATTGTGTTAGCTCAAGCGGAACTGCATGAGCAATGCGAATGCGCGCAACTGCGCGATCAACACCGCCGGGTAGATCACGTCCACGCGGTTCGGATTCGTGCTGTTCTGCTGGACGATGAGTCCTTGCGCAAACACCGCACTCTGCTGTACGAAGCCGTCATACTCGAGCTGCTGGTACTGAGCGATCAGATCGGCCTTGATGATGGCCGGCGTCACAATCGACGAGCCGGGGGCAAATCGCGTGCCATCTGCCGCAAGCTTCATTCGCGAGTACTTGCTTGTCACCACGGAACGCAGGGCCCGCAGGACATAGGCCAGAGTGAACAGCGTTTCCACTTCCAGATAGCTGTCGTCCGGCTGCCCGAAGCTATTCTGTTGGTAGGTGGTGATCAGGTTTTCGATGGCGACCGTGCCATCGCTTGCGACGGTGAACGTCGAAATTCCGTCCCACAGCAGGGTGTTTCTGTCGCTCAGCGCGAAGCGCGACGCCAGCGGCGGGGCAAGGAAGCTCGACAGCGCCAACGTCTGTACCGGTCGAGCGGGATCCGCGCGAACCGATGTCGCTACAGTGCCCGCCAAGTCGGCAGCAAGAATCCATGCCGGTGTCGGCGAATCGTTGAACCCCATGACCGATACGTGCTCGTCGTTTCGGGTATTGCCGAACGTCGTGAGAGCGCCAAGGGTCCCTCGATATCCCGCGAACGCGTGGCCATAGATTTGCTTGCTCCAACTCCATCGGCCCGTCGTCGAACTCAGGAATGCCTTCATGGCATCCAGAGAGTTCGCATCCGTGTACGGGAACGCGATGAAATCGAACTCTTGGTCCAGCAAGTTCGCGAATGCCGTCGTCAGGGCCGGATTAACGGCGCCGCCGGTCATCGGCGTGATCGTCAACGCAAGCCCTGCGGGTAGGGTCTCGCCACTTGCGGCGCCTCGGTAGTTGGTCCGAATATCGATGTCGTTGCCGGCAAGACCTTTGTTCTTTGCGGTCACCGCCACTGTCGACGTTGCTGCGGCCGCAGTTACGGGAAGGTCAGACTGGGCATTAATCGCCGCCGCAATGGCGGTAGCAATCTGCGCCGTCGTCTGAGTCGACGTGACGGTGACGGTCACTGGCGGAACACCTTTCACGGCCGCGATGTACAGGTAGATCACACCAGTGGCCGTAGCGGGCGCCGATACCGCAATGCTCCCCGTAGCGGCCACGGCGCTGGCGTCGTCGGCCAAGGGCAGATACCAGACCTCGCCAAACGGGTCAGATTTACGGTACGCCGCGGTCATAACCGCGAGCATCGAACCGGCACCGCCCACCGACTTTGCCTCGGTTGCGCCCTGCGAGATTTGCGGAACGCCCGGCGTCCCAGTCCCGGCCGATGTAATCTGCCCGATGATCAGCGCCCGCTGCGTCGATGCACCGCTGTTCGCCTGACTGTTGTCGAGTTCGGCATGGAACAGGGGAACCCGCAGATTCTGCGGAATGGTTTTGAAGGGAACAGTCACTTGGCGTTCTCCAAAACAAAAAACCCGCCGAAGCGGGTTGATTGTTCAATTCATTGAGGTGTTTTAAGCGCTCTTTCCTGGCTTTGCGGACGGCGCATCGGGCAGTACTTCAGAGACCCGGATTGCATCGCCGTCGTTGATACGGCGCACCCAATACAGGTCAAACTCCCCGACTTCCTGTCCGGATTCGGGGACGAATTGCTTCGTTTCGGGATCGCGTAGCTTGATCCCAGGCGCCGGCTTGATAAACATCGCCGCTCCTCAGAGTTGTGGATGAATGATGATTCCGGGTTGCGGCGTGCCGGCCGGGACGGATACAGCGATTTGCACTTCGTCGATCGTCACCGCCGGAATCGGATAGAAGTCTTCCGGCCCCTGGTAGAACTTGACCTCGATATGCATGATCAGCTCAGCCATGGGCATATCGCCCTCGGATGAGGTGGATATCTCCGAGTCGATAGAAGCGAATTGCTCGATGAGCGATCCGCCTTCCGAGTCATTCCAGATGAGCGGGTTGTTGATCAGCGCAACCTCGATCTGCGCCTTCAGTCGCTCGGCCGCGGCCAGAGCAACCGCCGAACCCTCATCGCCAACCTGAGCGGGCGAGATGGTCCGAGCGACCACCTGCAGGGTCGAGTAGACGTCGTATCCGGGCTGAAATGGCCCTTGTGACTCCTTCCGCTCCTTCGGCGCACGCACCAAGACACACGGGTATGCATCACCCATCGTCGGCCAATCAAAGGGGGAAAACACGGAATCACCGGCGTCAGTCGAGCCCTTTAGGGCCTCGATGAACTTGGTGCGGATATCTGCCGAGGTAGTCACGATGCCCCCATCTTGCTCAGGATCAGTTTTGCGCCGCCGCGGCTGTCGACTCGAACGTCTTTCACGACGTAAGCGCCGCCGGTGCGAACGACCGTCAACTGGTCGTTCTGGGCCGGCGGCACGCCAAACTGCGACAACTGAACGCCAAGAACGGCCTGAACGGTTGTCATCCCGACGGATGCGTCCGAGAAGAGCATTTCCTTCTGGTACGCGTCATCGAATACCCCGTTGATCGTCAACGGCGCGCCGGCGCGCGGCCGATACTGCACCGGCTCACCGAACACGCCAACTAAGGGACCGAGAACCTCGGCGTCCCAATTGACGGGCATTTAAGCCTCCGAACGGCCGCTGAACAGAACTTCCGGACGAGTGCAGATGTGAAGCGGGTACGAACTCACTTCCATCTTCCACCACTCGTTGCGGTCGCGATCCATGATCGGCACCACGTACACCGGTTTTCCCGGGGTGTTGACCCACTGGAACGACTCGCCTGGCGCCAAGGCTCGACGGAACACACCCGGCGCGCCGACGGGGAAAAACTTGACCTTGTCGTCCGGGATCTTGATGGTCGCGTTGTCGTCCGACCCGCGGTAGTTCAGCCACTTGATGCCACCGAACTCAAAGGCCGAGAATGCGCCGCCGGCGCTGCCGCCGCGAATTTCCTGAGCGTCGCTCCAGTTCACGAACGTACGAATCACGTCCGGATGATTCACAAACTGGTCGTAAAAAGCATCGCCGCACAGCGCGAATACCTTGGTAGACGGCGTGAACGCACCTTGCGCCTTCCGTGCCATTGCCCGGGTGATCTGGTTGCAAAGCGGGCGCAGAGTGTTCGGCGCCGCGGCAGCAAGATTGAAAGCGAATTCGGGCGCAGGCGTGATGCCGAACTCCTGAAACCAGTTGTAGCGCACCGTGCCGTCCGCATCGGTGAACAGTCCTTGCACAGCAGCAAGGCGCTGGTACTCCCAGGTGTACTCGACGTTCTTCAGCAAGCCGGTCGGGCCCGCAAGGCGGCGAGCAACTTCGTCCTGCACCTGCATCAGCTCCGACTCCGTGCCAAAGGCACGAATATTCTGAAGCTCGTTGGCGTAGATCGTGTCGGAGTGGCGCAGGCGCGGCACGTCAAAGTAGCGCGCTTGACGCTTCTCGGTGGTGCGTTGCGTACCCTCTTCACCACGCTCACTCAGCGGGATCACGACCAATTGGCCTTGCCGTTGCTCGACAACGAGGGCGGTCGTGCGAATCGGATCGTCCTCGAAGATTTCGAGTTCGCCAAGCGCTTGCGGCTGATACGGATACTTGTCGACCGCAGCGGTCAGCGTGACCGTGGAGAACGGGTCCTGGTTGAAAATATCAAGAGATGCCATCTGAACGGCTCCTTCGCAAATGAAAAAGCCGCCCGGAGGCGGCCTGTCTGTTCGTGTCGAGGTTTCGGGGTTAGCGCGGGATGATCTTCAGCGTGAGAAGCTGAGCGAGCGCCGCCGCTTGGGCGGGCGCATCCATCGACGCATCCCAAACCAGCTCTGAGCTGTTCACTTCACAGTCGCGCACTACCAGAGCCCCCGGCGTATCGTTGAGCGTCGCATCGACCAAACCGAAAGAAATGCCAGCAGCAACCTGCGAGCCGTCCGTAGCCGTCTTCGTGCATGGAACCCACTTGCCAGCGCCCGCGGCGACGGTAACAGTGAAGCTGTCGCCCGGCGCGAACGCCGTGCCACCGGCCGTGATGGTGAAACCGAGTCCGCCAGCGTTGAAAGCCACGCCTGCCGTGCCGTGGCCGACCTCTTTTCCTGTCGGATCGGAGACTACGAAGTGGGTCGCATCGTCGAATTCGACCGTATAGGCACCTGCCGTGGCCGCACCAACCGTGATTGCCCCGAACGTGCCATTGCCGACATTCGTTCCCAACGCGGCGGCTGTGGCCACGGTGCCGACTGTCTGTTTGCCCATGACGGTGCCGGGAAGCACTTTGATAGCACCGGAGAAGGTGCCGCGATCGATATGACGGTGGCCACGCGGTTGCGAGACCAGGAAGCCACCGGGATGCCATGCCTCGACAAGAGGCGAGCGAGAAACGTAACTCATGATCAGAGACCCTTTGAGAAGATGAATTGGTTACGCGCGCTTGCCCGTGACCTTCGAAAATGCACGCTCCCACCCCGAACTGGTGGCATGCGCGGAACTGCGCTGCATTTCGCCGCCTGCGCCGAGATTCGGATTCCGCGCGGCGCGCGAGTGATTCGCCGTACTTGCGGCAGGCGAACTGCGCAACACCGCCAACGCTTCCTGTCGAGTCATGCGCGTTTTGAAAGCGAGATTCGCCGCCAATTCGACGTTACGGCCCGCTGACTTCGAACCCATGATGGCGGCACAGCGCGCCTGTTCACGCAGGCGAGCGCGTGCGACAGCGCTCTTGCCCCGCATCTCACCATCGTCGTCTTCGGCATCGGGATCGGTGTCGTCATCGTCTTCTGCCTCGGGGTCGGCGTCGTCTTCGGCACGCTTGCCCCTCTTCCCTTTGCTGGAATCGTCCATTTCGTCGTCTTCAGCATCCGGGTCATCGTTTCGGTCTTCGGCCCGCTTTCCCTTCTTGCCTTTCGAGCCATTACCGTCGTCACGGTCCTGCTCTTCCGGGCTGTCGTCATCCGCGCGACGGCCCTGCTTCGTGTCTTCGTCTTCGGGTTTGTCGTCTTCAGCGCGCGCGCCGCGAGTCGCAAAGCTGGCGAGATGGGCGAACGAAAGCCCGCGCGCCGCGAGGGAGCGAATAGTCATACCTGTAACCTCTTGGGGTTGGGAAGTGTTAGCCCAGCTCGGCGAGCAGGGAGCGAAATGCCTCATCCGGTGCCATTACGGCATCGGCGAAGCCGATCTCGACGCCGGCGGCGCCTAGGAATGTTGTTGCCTGCGTTTTCCGAACGGTTTCCACTGGCAAATTGCGGTTGCGGGCTACAGTGGCGACGAACAACTCACCCATTTCGTCGACGTCGGACTGGAATCGTTCCAGCGCCTCTTTTGTCAGAGGATTGAATTGATTCCCGTCGGCCTTGCGATCGCCGTACTTGATGATGGTGACGGCCAGACCCGCTCGATCGATTGCTTTGGATTGATCGATGTGCATGCAGATCACGCCAACAGAACCGGTTCCCCCCGTACGAGGGACGGTGATCTGCTCGCATGCACTGGCTAGCGCATATGCCGCACTGAACGCTGACTCGCTGAGGATAGCGAGCGTCGGCTTAACGCTGCGCGACTCATATATCAGATCAGCCAAATCAAAGCATCCCGCTACCTCTCCGCCGGGAGAGTCAATCGAAAGCGCGATCGCGCGGACCTTCTTGTCGTTCAGCGCATCGATGAAGTTGTGCCGAATCGCGTTGTAGCCGAGCATTCCCGAGTATGGCCGCAGATTGCTGCTTTTCTGCACTAGCGTGCCCGAGACGTCGATAATCGCAATGCCCTCATGGAGGTCATACGGCGTCTCATCACTCGAGCCACTAGGGCCGTCATCCCACTCGTCGTACGCCATCGGCGTGACAACCGCCGGCGCACCTCCGGCAAACTCAACATCGGAAATGCCGAACCGGCTAGCGAGCGCCTTGGCGATCACCTGCCCCTTCGCAGGATGAATAGCGAGTGGAACATCAAAAATCCGTGCCGCTGCAAATGGGTAGTTCTTCATTGTGGTTCGGGTGCCTCTTCAGGTGTTGCCGCTTGCTCCGCAGGTGAGGCGCCAGTCCACTTCGGAAGCGGAATGCCGAGTCTCTCCATCGCCGAGATTTCCAGCGCCCTTTGCGCCAGCACCTCTTCCCAGTCCAAACCCTGCTCTGCACACTCTCGCTTAAGAGTCGACAGACCAGCGTCCATACCCAGAACTGCGCCCTGCTTCTCCTTGACCGGATCGACCCAGCCGCGCGCCACACCAAGCCAGTCGCAGCGTGCATATGCTGTTGCCGCCTCAACGAATTCGGGAGCGTTGCGCGGCAGGACATCATCGAGATCACCGCGCTCCATAGGCTCACGAAGCCATGCTGCAAACATCGGAGTGGCCGTCCCAATCTTGAACTCGGCGTTGCGGCGGCTAAGCGTCTTCCAGCTTTCAAGAAGCGCCGCGCGAGCGCTCGAATAATTGGTCTTGCTCCAGTCTTGCGTAATTTGTTCGGCCGAAACTCCGAGTGCCGCCGCGACGGATCGGAGCATTTCATGCGCGAAATCCTCAAATCCATCATGAGGATGGGCAGCCGCAACCTGTTTGATTTCTTCGCCAGGCGCGAGAGTCGGGACTCGTACGCCATTGAGCATTGCTGGGCGATCCTTCGCCCAGTCGGCACGGAGGTCCTGATAGAACCCCATTTCCTGATCACCACGATCGGAATCCATCGCCGCTTCGATCATTGCCGGATCGTACGGACTGGTCACGTATGTCCCGAAGATCGTCGCAACGGTGGCAGCCTGAAGCTCTACTCCGTAATACCGCGCCAACATCTTCATATGAGCCAAGACTGGTGTGAACACGCCGATGCCTCGATTCTGTCCAGCACGGTCACGTTCGAAGTCGTGAATTACACGACGCCAGCCGTCCTCGTCTTCACGCACGACCCGCTCCCAAACCATCGACTCTGCAGCGTTGTACCAGTCGTTTTGATGGGCTTTTCGGATGTGGTAAGCGACCGGAACTCCGTCGTCATCGATCTCCACGCCACCGCGCATGTACTTGGTATCGACCATTTGATACGGATTCGAGAGGCGATCCGGGTCGACAACCAAAAATGTTGTTGCATACTGAGCGCCTCCACGTCCCACACGCTCGGGCTTCCAATAGGCAACAACGATATCCTCGCCGTCGACCAACTTGTGCCGTAATCCGAGTCGCATCTGTTGCGAGACGGTTAGTTGGCGCGTCAGATCGTTGTAGTGGCCCAGATCCTCCGAATACCCGCGCCACAAAGCCTCAACAGCTTTGCCAAATTCGTCGGCCCACTGTGCGTCGAAGCCCTTATTAAAGCGCCGAAGGAGCCGCCAATCAGGGCTCGAGGACAGGCGCAGGTGCGCACCGACAGTATTGTCGAGAATGCGGCTGATACCGCCATGCGCCCAGCCATCGTTGCGCGCCAGATCCCGCGAACGCGAGACCATCCGATCTCGATGCTGGTTGATCTCCGAATCCGGGGAGCGGATCTGCGGAAACCACTGTCCCATCTCCTGCGTTTGGACATTGGACGCTTCGTAAGGAAATAGACTTGAGTAAGGTGGTTGTGTAACTCCGGGCCCACCCCACCCACTATCTGCCCGCGCACGACCGCCACTAGGCAAATCCCCAAAGGGCTTGCCCGATGTATCGACGATGAGTGATGGCATTAGAAGTAAGGTCTTCGCGCGTGTGGATAGTGATTAATGATCCCGAGTGCCTTCTGCAGCATCAGGATGCTCCGGTAGATCGCCGTCAAGTCGGCCTGCTGATACGTGACCGACTTCGTTCCATCACCCTGGTTGTAAGTGGCCGTCACAATCTTCGAGCCTGAGGAAAGATCGAAGTAAGCCGCTTGTAGCGCGGCCAGCCTCGACTGCATTTCCGGAGTGCTCATTCCGTCGGTGATAGCCATTTCGTTCCTAAGCGAGACGCCCTGTGAGTTTCATTCGGGCCGGTTTTTCATCAACGGTCGCCGCCGCAGGCGGTACGGGCGGCGACTCAGTCGATCTCGGCACCCAAGCCTGTTGCGAAGCGTCATAATCAAGAGGCTGAGAGACCAGATCAGCTCTGCGATTCAGCTTCAGGCCGAGATGCGTCAGACCGCAGAGCGCTGCATATGCATACACTCGGCAGTCAAGCGCTTCGTTCGCGCGGCCAGACGGCAGCTCCCAGACCCGGTATTTCTGACCTCCGGAGACCTTCACAACTGATCTCTCGGACGTCAACTGCTCGAAATAGCCGATGTCGCGGTCATTCGGGAAGTGCATGTAGCCTGGCCCCGGAGCCTCAACGTGCAACCGGTTTCGGATAGTGTCCTTCGCTGTATTGACGCCCAGAATTACTGGCCGGAACGATGCCTTCGTGCGCCGAGAGGGTTTCTTCACTGGCCAAACCGGATTGCGCTTGCCACTTACGGCCGACTCCCCCTTGATGGCCCAGATCTTCCTGCCTAGCCGGGCCTTGGAGAATTCGTAGACCTTCTGCGTGTGGTGTCCACCAGAGTCGATGCAAGTCGCCATCGCTTCAAATGGACGCCCGTCCGCCCGATACCAGATCTGATCGAGATACGCATCGAGTTGCTCCCAAGGCCCAGGGGTTTCAAGATCGCCTTCGATGACTTCGTAGTCGATTGACCAGCTTTCCTCGTTTCTGCCCCAGCCAACAACCTCGATCTCGAATCGATAGTCCTGCACATCAACACCCACGGTGACAACCGCTACGCCATCCGGGACTTGGGCTGCCCAGCGTTCGCCGCGTGCGACGAGCGCCTCAAGGCGCAGCACCTTGCCCGAGTTTGGGCGATATGGCATGCCGGCCTGCGTGTTCCACCAGGTCTGCTTCTTTTCTTCGTCGCCTTCGGCCTTCAGCCACTTCGCGGCAATATCGGCTGGCTTGTCCTTCTGCCACGGGCTATAGAGCTTGCTTGCCTGAAATCCCGCGTGCTCGTTGTCGACCTTCCATTCGCCGCACTCAGGGCACTTGGCGCGATACACCGCGTGGCGGTCACTTTCCCACCAATCCCAAACTTGGGCGATGGCAGCGTCAATCGTCGTCTCACGCGAATCTTCCGGCCCGCGCCACGCGCGTTCGTAATCATCGAGAGGAACATGACGAGAGCCGCAGCACTCGAACGGCTTCGTCTGATGCCAACGGACCGTCTGGAGCGCGCGCAGCCGGTCACCTTCAGACCATATCTGCCCACATGACTCGCATGAGATCCTCGCCGTCTTCGGGAAATGCTCGACCACATCGCCGTTATCGTCACGGCGCTTGTCCCAGTCGACATGCTTGAAGAAGTCCGGAAACATGCGGTGCCCGCAGTGGGGGCACGCGATCGAGGCGCGACGCTGATCCGATTCCTTATAGCTCGCTTCAATCCGACTTTCGTCCTCGACCGTCGGCGAGCATGCACGAATCGAAATCCAGTTGACACCAAAGGTCGCCGTCCGCTCTTCCGCCAACGCGATTGGCTCGCCTTCGCGCGTCACCGGGTACTTGTCGACCTCGTCAGCAAGGATGACGCGCACCGGACGACGGGCAAGGTTGTCAGGGCTGCCGGCGCCCGCGAGTGCCAGAAAGCCGCCGGGGAACGCCTTGAATAGCAGCGTCTCATCGGCATTGCGAGTTTTGCTCGTTCCCACTAGTTCGCGCAGCGCGGGCGTTACGCGAATCAGAGGGCTGATGCGCTCCTTACTGAACTGTTCTGCCGCATCCTCCTTCGGCTGCAGCAGCAGAATTGGGCAAGGGTCTAGATGAGCAAAGTAGCCGAAGACGTTTTCGAGCAGCGCCGTCTTAAGTAGCTGCGTACTCACCATCGTCGTGACGACATGCACACCGGGCTCAGTCACCGCGAGCATCGGTCCGCGCGCGACCTCGACCGTCGACGTCTCCCAGTTTCCAGACGTACTTCCTGCCTCCTTCGCAAGCTTGCGGTACTTGTCGGCCCACGCCGGCACGCTGATGCGTGGCGGGGGCGTCCAAGCGCGCCGAACAGACGCACGTAGCCTGTCAGCCTTCCCTTTCGGAGAAATTGGCTTCGGGATCGCCGAGTTGGGCGATTTGCTTATGGACATGCGCAGTTAGGGCCTCGACAACTCGGTCGGCCTCGACGCCCAGATCGGCTGCCAGTAACGGCCCCACCCTGGTCGGCCAGTTAAGCCACGCATCGCGCTGCGCCCGGAACTCCTCGAAGAGGATTGCTGTTGCGGTATCCATCTCGACGAGGGAGCCAGACTTTCGTTCGTACTCGAGCTGAGCCATCAGCCCGAGATAGTTTTCTTTGAAGCAGCGCGCTTCATCGAAATCGAGCAGTTCGACGTTGCCTGAGAGAATCCGATTTGCGGCTTCGCCGGCGCTCTCACCGGCTTCAAGTGTTACCTCGGACGCGGCTTGGGTAACAGTCTTTCGTTTGTTACCCCTTGGTGCTTGGGTAACAGTTTGGGTAACAGCCGGAATCCCGTCACGACGATACCTTTTCAGCAGTGCGTTCGACTGATCGACGTCAATGTCATCGCCCGCAAACACAAGCCAGCCGCGCTCCTTCCACTTCGTGACCGTCTTTCGACTGACCCCATGGAGTGCCGCGAACTCACTTTGATTCATGTATGGATCTGTTACCTGTTACCCAAATTTCAAAACTCAGCGCTGGTCGAAATTCGCGAGTCTTCGCTCCCGCCCCGCACGTTCGCCTCGGAAGGACCCGCTCACTTTTTGAGCAGACCCTCCCGGCCCGGCGGCCTCATCGCCTGCGGCTCGCAGCGAACGCGAGTTCATGGCGGAGAATTTGAGGGAACTTCTGCCGGATCTTCGCCATGACGGCTTTCTCGACGGCATCATTTGCGAGCGACTGCGGAATCGACGGCCCGAATAGCTCTTTGATCGGCAAGCCAGATCGCATGACCTTGCCGTTGCGCACCACCTTCTTGTGCCCCTTGCCAGTCCGCTCGAACACGCCTCGATGCCCGTTGGGCATACTCGCAATGAACGCGTGTTTCAAGACCTTACGACCCGACTTGACCTGCACGCTCACACCGCCGCCACCTTGGCGCGCGCCGTAGTTGATCATGCCGATCGGCCGCCCAGTCGCCTTGAGTGTGACAACCAAGTTGCCGGCAGAGGCGCGGTTTATGGCAAACGATTTCTTTATCGCGCTCGCCTTGATGTTGTAGCCAACGGATCGAACCTCTTTCGAGGCTTCGGTTCTTGCCTGAGTCGCTGTCTTGTTCAGCGCTCGGACGACGGCCTTCTTCTCTTCACCCAAATACCTTGACAGGTCGGCCGTGATGCCTCTGACATCCGCGCGCACATTCAGACTGAGCATTGCGGTCTCACCCACGCTTCAGCCAAGCGGCCGGGAGCACACCTTCGGCGGGCGCTCGTGCATAAAGCGGAACATCGATGAGGATGCGCGAGGGCGCACCCGGCGGGAATGCTGTGACGGATACCAACGCGATCGCCCCCTCGGGCAGCAGCGCAGTGTCAGTGGTTGCAGCAGATATAAGGGCGGCGACGCGACGATTCCCGTTATGCCAAATGGCAGAGCGCACAAATGCGATCTCGCCGAGCAAGGCGTCGGCGTCGATGTTCTTTGATGGGCGCGCCATGTGGACTCAGAAAATAAAAAGCCCGCGCCGGAAACGGCGGCGGGCAATGCCGCTCTTTCGAAGCGGCGAGGAGACGGATCGAGGATGGCCGGCCCCAACTCCGGCTGCGTCTTATTTGCAAATGGCGGAACGCTTAGACGCCGGGGTACCGATACTTGCTTTCTGCCGCCTCGGTTCCATACGGCGGGCTACGCTGTGGTTGCGCGATCACCCTCATCAAACCCGCCAACCCGTTCGTCGCTTGGACTCGCTTGGCCAGCCTCGCCGGCAGTCTGCGGGTTTGATGAGAACGCCGAAAACAAAAAACCCGCCGGCTTTCACCTGGCGGGTTTCGTTGGACGCACTGTCCCGGAACAAATGTCTCACATCCTGTCGTGCTTTTCAAAGACCGCGTGTCGCACTTTTAGCCGCGCCACTTATACAGAGCGCCCGACCCTCGATCACAACGAGGCGAGCGAATCGATATAGATCCGCACTCATGGAGAGCATGAAGCACCCTCAAAACGCCTCGATGCACGGCAGAGCGCTCCGGCCCAGGCGCTCGACTTCGAACGTAATTAACCAGCTCATTCATTGGAAACCAACGGCCTGGGTGATGTGCCATGCACTCCATGACTTCGCGCGAGTATTTCAAGAGAACGCCCTCCTCACCTTTTTTTGCCCAACCGCCAGCACGCTCTCGTAGCCGGAAACAGACACCCCAATCTTTCGCGCGGCCCCGGCCACCCCCTTGTGGATCCGGTCATACCTCCACGGCGAGAGATATTCGGCCTGCATCACCTTGCGCTCGATATAGGGCATTGCGTCATATACACGCTGTACGACCTGAGCCCGCTCTTCGAAAATAGGCTCAAGCTTCTCATCCGGCTCGCAAAGCGCTTCGCCCGCCACATAGCGGCACTCGATCGACTGACAATGATCCGGCGGGATCGGATGTGGAAGGGAACCTGCATGGCACCACCGCGCCCAGTTCCTGATTTCGCTTTCTACCCATTTGGGAACGCTCATTCCTCGGACCTCCCATCATCGTAGAACACGCACCGGCGCATATACCGCGCTCCCGGCTTCGTTTGCTCCTTGGCGCAATATTCCACTCCCCAAAGCCGCAGTTTGTGTATGCATCCCTGGCATGTCTTGCTCTCCTCGATTTCGATGACCTTTGCGGGATCCTGATAGCAGTACGCCGGTAGAGCAGCCATCAGGCGATCTCCGGTAATACCGCCGCGAATATGGCGCGCGCCACCTCACGCGACGTTTGCTCGAGTAGTTGCTCCTCACTCCCATAGCGGCGTTGGAACTCACCGGGGCCGGCGTGGAAGGCGACTCCATACCCGCCCAATCGATGATGAAGTGGGCAAAGTGGGATAGTCTGAGTGTGGCCTGCGCGTTGACCACCTCCCGCAAGAAACCTGACGTGATGCACCTCTGCAGGGCTCTCGCCGAATCCAAGATTGCGGCATACGATGCAGCACAGCCCTGCCACAATCCCCAAATGCTCTCGCTCGGCCTTCTTGGCGCGCGGACGACGAGACTTCTTGAAGGCCGAACGCTTAATCTGCCCTCCGCTCCGCAATGGCACCTTGCGTCCCCAACTCATCTCACTTCCTCACAGAGTCGTTGATGGGAGCACACGTCGCGGTCGTACGTGCGCATCGGCGTCCAGCGCGGACGATACGGGCCGGTCGGCTTCGTCGGCACACAGGCGTAGTCCGGCTGCCGTGACGCACGTCTCGTCATTGCAAGACGGAATCTGCGCTTCTCGTTGAGAGTCTCCATATCCAGCAAACCCTCGCCGACCAGCAGCAAGCAGGTCTCACGAGTCCCGCGCTGTGCATATCCCGTGAGTGAGGACAGCGTTTCTACGCAGTACCAGACACCTCGATCCATGCACTCCAGAATCTCGTGCTTCATTTAATCTCCACGATGCTTAGGCCCTTTACTGCCATCAGATGGCGCTTGATTCGATACTCAGGCGTGACCACACCTTTGGCGTCTTCTATTACGGTGATGTCCCCACGCTCGTACACGAAGTCGGCGATATAGCGCAGCGCGGGCGCCATGCGGCCGTTAATCCTGACGCCCGGCGCGAGCACGAACACGACCTGCCGCTCCAGCGCCGTGATTTCTCCTCGCTCCTGCATGAGTACCAACTCCTGCCAACGCTGCGCCTCTTTGCGACTGTCGAACTTGATGCCATCCACCACACACTTCTCGTTGCGGTACTTGGACGGCTTCTTTGCAGCCATTCCGAGCAAAGGTGCAGTGAGAGGCGCAGGCTCAGGCGCAGCCAGGGCTGCGGCTGTCGC